CTACGGAGCCTTTATTTTTTTCTGGGCATAACTCGGGCATAAAGTAGTTTCTAGTCGCGCCATCTCGCGCACGTTCTGATCGCCGTCCAACCACTTGGCATACGTCTTGTGGAACATTTCAACGCTGTGCCCCAGCTGCTTTGCGCAAAACGCTGGATTCATTCCTGCCATCAACATTACAGTGGCGTATGTGTGCCTCATGTTGTAAGGCCTGCGGTATCTAACTCCCAAAATTTTCAAGGTAGGCGTCCAAAAGCTCCTGCGGTAGGCGCGCTCATCTACCCAAGCTGTGCGATACCTAGGGTCGGTAAAGACATGTTCGCCTGCAACTTGCGTATGTTCGCGCTGGCGCTGTATGGCGGCCAGCGCCCGGCTGTTGAGATTGACCGTACGCTCCACATTGGTCTTGGTACGGTCTTTCTGAACACCGCGCACCACGGCTTCCCTCACCACCACCAAGCCGCTGGCCAGATCCACGTTGTCCCAGCGCAAGCCAAAGATCTCAGACGTGCGCATGCCAGTCCAAAACCAAAACTCGGTAAAGTTGGAAACTTGGCCTGGGTGCTTGTCTGCCAAGCTGACCAGCACCTTTTCCATTTCTTCGCGACTAAACGGGTCAGGCGGCTCCTTCTGGTGTTTGGCGTGGGGGACTTTGATAACTGGGTTGTCAACCAGAATCTTGTCGGTGACGGCTAGCTCGACCGCTTCGCGCAGCACCTGGACGTAGTTATTTACGGTCTTGCCAGACAGATCCGGGCGTGTTGCCAAGGCTGTAAGGATGTCGCTGGTGCGCAAAGCTCGCAGCGCCTTATCTCCCAAACCCGTTATTTTCCAAAATTTGGCGCAAGACTCATATCCTGCCCGAGTGGACTCCTCGATGCGCTGGCCCTTGAGCCAGGTGTCGAGCTGAGCGCCTACCGTTAGTTTTCCACCATCGCCGGCTGCCCTAAAGTATTCAGCCATGCTGAAAGTGCTGAGTCGGATTTTCTCTTTGATCTCGGCCACCAGGCGCTCGGCATACTTTAGATTGGCCGATGTCGGGGGCATCGGCTTGCCGTTCAAGGTTAGAGTGCGATGCTGCTGCTTGCCATCGAGCGTGAACGTGACGCGGATCGAGTTTGGCCTGATGTTGACTCCACCCATGATTGATACCCTTTGATTGAAATAAGAATTCGGCCGTCTGGGCCCCTTCGGTACTCACGGCCTTCTAGCCAGATCCCGTCTTGAATCTTACGGCGTATAGCTTTTTCGCTGTATCCGGTGAGGCTGGCGGCCAGATCTACAGTGACGTATGGGGCGGTGCTCATGTTCTTTCCTTTATTAGCTTTAGTAGCTTTACTAGTTCTTCACTTGTCATATCTCGCTCAAAGTCACAACTTTTGCACCGCCACGTCGTATATTTTTTGGCCATGTTTTTGTTAATTGCAAGATGTGAGGTTCGCCATTTAAACAATCTGCTTTTTTTGGGTTGTAGTTAAAGCTAATGTTTGTTCTAAACACAAAGTTTTTGTCACAACTTGTGCAAGTATGCTCATGTCGTTCTGATTCAGAATATTTCCCGCTATCGTCTTGGCAAACTTTTTGATCTGCTTCGCAGTATGGGCATCGCATATCAGTCATGGTTTAGCTCCTTCAATTTAGCCTCGATTGCGCGGGCATAGTCAATATCAATGTTTGAGTTGCCACCTAGTCGGCACGAATTTCCGAGGTGTCTACCGATGGCATAAATATCGTCATCAGTCAGGCATTACCATGCTGGCCGATCCAGTCGTGGGCCTACCGAAGCCAAGACATCACCGTTTTCAATACGCTTCCACGAATCTTTAACTGCTCGCACGAGCTGCAAGGGGTTAGAGAATGTCAGCAGCTGGTCATACAAATCAAGTCCGTCCGGTACGTTGGCCAAGGCGTTTGCATCGGCTCCAAAAGTGCTTGTTCGTCGGTAACGCGACTGCATTTCAACCACAGATAGTTGAGCTCTTATCACCACATCGACAGCCTCTTGGCCAATAGGCTCGCACATCACTAAAGCGGAATTAAGTGCAGTCGCCAGCGTGTCAAAGTGCGTCGTTGTGCCCGTGCCGTGTTTGAGATTGAGCCAGGCTATGCGTGCTTCATTGCTGAGCTCTGCTGCTTCTTCCTTATCAAAAGTTTTCACCTTACGACAGGTCGACTCGAGAGTCATGGGGTTAGCTGGCCAGCGAGGTTGGCGCGGCTTTCTGCGTCCGTGACTCATGAAAAAAGCTCTAAGTTTTTTCCACTATCTGGCAAGATGCGATGTGCTTTAAGTTTGTTTTGCGTTTCATAAATCATTTGGCATTTAGTGTTTATTTTTGATAGTCCGTCAGGCTGGTAAATAGTAATTAGCCATGAGGTAAAAGACGACCCCATTGCATCTTTTTTGCTAGCTGCATCTTGCTGTTCTGCCTACGCGCAGTATTCAGAATTACTCACTTGGCATCCTTTCGGTAAACCCGCTTTGATCCGATCAGCGATGGAATTAACAGGCTGTCTTGCGAGCCGGGTCGCGTATTAAAAGGCCTGAGTTCGGCTCCGTCATATTTTTCTGTCGTGGATGAATTGCCGAAGCTTGGATGTGGTGTCAATGGAGGGGTAGTTTGAGTCTTTGTCATGTCCGTGATCCCTTGTTAACTAATTGGTGTGCTGCGTGGTGGATGCTGGCATTGAAGTAACGGCGCAATAGATAGCTCCGGCCAATGCTGCTAAGCGTAAATATCAGAGTGATCTGGAGGTTGTCGACTAACGTCACTTCATGGCCGTAGGCTGGGAGCACTATTGCGGTCAGTACTAATGAAATAACAAATCCAACAAGCACGTTAATTAAGGATTCGATTAGGCTTCCTAGGCGGGTCTGGGTCATGCTGCCTCCTTCGGCGCGTCAATTTGTACCTTTAAACTACCCGGCGCAAGCCCAGTGAAGCTGGTCCAGTAAGCCTCTAATGCGCATTCGCACAAATGCTCGACTGTATGGTTGTTGTTCAAAATCACATCTGGCTGAAATTCGGCGCCACTTACTTCTGAAACGTGTGCACCTGGCATCACATGAGTACCATCACGTTTGATTTGCCATATCTGACCACCCAGCTCGCGCACCATAGCGGCTTCATCTGCAAATCGGCAATCCGCTAACACTACGCGATTGCTAAAGCCCTGTTGCTGATAAAGCTGCCTGATCTCGTTCTCGGCTTTGCTGACCCAGTAATCTTCCTGCTGGTGACGTCGATAGTCAGTGCCCCACCACTGCATGATTTGCCGTGGGCTTCGTGGTGCGTCTACGTCAAATTGAGGGTCGGTTTCCATGCATACGCCGGCCATGCTGATAGCAAAGTTTTGATCCAAACAGCGGCTCAGTGCCAAGCACCGCATTGGTTGCTCTTTCGTTTCGCGCTGAGTCAGAAAAACTTGGTCGATTAAAAATGCGTTTGCTACCTCTGCGCGCAATGCGTCGGCAAACGAGATTTTGTGAAAACCGGCATGCGTGACTAAGAGGTCGGCAACAGTGTCTTTACCGCTGCAGGCTGGGCCGCTCAGACCGATGATTTTGTATTTTTTCAAGTCAGGATTCAATTTAGTACTCCCAATGTTTTGCTACAGATTTGATTGATGATCAAAGATGTGTTTTCAGTAATTCATAGGCGGGCTTCCAGCACTATCTTGGCAGCTTTATGTAATCGGCAGACCAAGTCACCATCTACTGTCCAGCTAGGGTCACGGCCTAGTGCTGCGCAAGTGGCTTTGCCGCCATCTGCTAGGGCCACTGCGTAAGCTGCGTCATCTGCTATATCTTGAGCTGCTTGTATGTCGTTTGGGCCATCGAGCAGATAAGCTGTAGAAAGCGCTATAGCAAAGAGCAGAGCGAGTGCTAGTGTTCTGACGTCTTTCATATACAAACGCCTTTTCTGCCAGTAAACTGATAGATATGCAAATTTCCAGTACTTTCTTGTCCACGCAAAGTAGTGAATTGGCTGGTTACAGCGGACAGATCATCGTGATGGCGTTTGACACCCTCGTGGACCAAAAGAGCTGTGTAGTGGGCATCACCGTTGGCACATTGAATGGGCCAAACCTGGGTGCTGCTCGTGTCAGCGCAGCTGGGCTGACTATCGTCGATAGATGCTCTACCCACCACTTGCAAAACTATCCGCAGGGCAGCGTATTCATTGCTGGGGTGGCAAATATCACCAACGCTGAAGAGCGCGTTCGCAAGGTTTTGGCGCAAGCGCTCCCAGACTCCTTTGTACTTTTGTTGTGTTCGAACATCGAGGTTTACGACGCCGCCTTTCCCGCACTGTGCGTTGATCTCCAGTCCACGAAGATGAACCCGCATTAGTTTGGTGTTCATGCGGCACCTCCTGGCATGGCAACGTTGGTCTGGTAAGTCGCTTTGGGTGTAATGACGGTGGTATTTGGGCTCCAGTCATCAACGATGTTTTTGCAGCTCAGTATTTCTGTTACTTCTTTTGCTTTGGATGACTTGCTAGTGCCTTGGTCAGAGCGGAAAATTAAATTTTCGTATTCGTTAGGGAGATCGCTATGAATCAACAGGTTCAAGTCGTCAGTATGGCTTGGTACAAAAGGGAGAACTTCGACAAACTGATGGCGCTTTTTGAGGACCGTCACATACTCCACCGCAGTTTCGACGAGTGGCTGGTGGATGCAGAGATAGTCCGCAAGAGCAAAGAGGTAAATGGTCTTAGAGTCGTCTGTGTCGACATAGACCCGGATCATTTTTTTGAATGGTGTCTCGCCGGTGGCTTGAATTTCAATGCACAAGCTCGAATTGATTACGCAAGCATGGTCGCTGACAAGGTGGTTACTGGCATAGAGTCGTCGAATGTTGAGCCGTAGCGCTTTATTGGCTGCGCAAGAACGGGACACTGTGATCGTCTTCATATTGGCCTTAAAAGTAATTTAATTGCATCGAAAGGTCGCTTTTTATCAATGAACGCTCTGTCACTGCGCTCATTGATAGCCACTCTTGGGAATGGCTGGCTGGCGTATCCCCTGTTCAGGTTTCAGCGCTACTCACACAAGCCTTTAACCCCACGCGGGCGGCTTGACTTGGCACGTTGCTGCTCTTGGCCGTGCCGCCTCATCCAGCTACCCGCTGGCTCGGTTCCGCTGCTAAACGCCAGTCACGCTTTGCTGTGCTGTCGTCGCTACGCGGGTTAAGTTTTTAAAGATCAATTTCGGGCGATGCCGTTGTTGCTTGTTTTTTACTACGATGAATGAACTTTAGCGAACTTAATTTAATTAGTCAAGCGAACTTAAGTATTTAGGCGAAATAAATCTACCCAAAAACCCTAATGCCAACCAACGGACGTAAAAAACCGCCTCAAGGGGCGGTTGGTGGGGTGGGGATCTAAGGCGCTAGATCAGGCAGGCGTAAAAAAACCACCTCAAGGGTGGTTTGTGTGGGGTGGGTTTACTTTAGATGGTCAGCCTGTGGGCGATCTTTGACCGAATGACAGCACTGTCGTTGATGCTTGCAACCGCATCGTTCGCGGCGTTCATTAGTCGCTTGGCGTCGATTTTTGGAATATCGTCCACGTCCGAGTAAACCACCATCGAATTGAATTTCTGATTATTCGCCGATAGATGCTGAAGAATGATCGTTGTGAGCCGGGCCTTATCCCGATGCTGCACACCAAATACGTAAAGTGGAATATCAGGTGTTTTGACGTAAAAATCTACCGGATAGTTTTCACTGCTTGAGATACCAGGCACTTCGTACCCCTCGATAAACCCATCCACACCAACAATATCCAGCAGCACACTTCTAAGGTCATCATTGAATGTGTTTTCAACTCTTGTGCGAGTCCAAAGTCCCAAGTCCTCAACCCGGGTCGCTCCCTGCCCCAAGGCGAAAAGCCCTTTTGAGAGCGCGTCAGCCGGAACCTCAATGAAAATCTCACCGTCAACCTCAGTTAGTCCGGCCTCTTGAAGAACGGCAAGGAAAAGCTTTTTCCGCGCTCCTGTAAGCAACTTGGAGAGGTCGTTTTCGTAACTCAATCGCATGAGCGTAGCGCCCATGTCAGACACCCGCCAGCCAGCCGTCTGATCGCTGATATAGGCGGTAAGGTGATCTCCATCCCGCCCGACGATTGGCAGTGAAACCGCAAAGTCGCTGGCGCGCTGAACCACCGCCACATCCCGGCAGAATGCGGCGCACAAGTTGTCGCGGAGTGACTCAATAGTTGCGTTCAAAATAACTTGTTCTGCGGTTCGTCAATTGGTATGGGCGGGGTCGGGCTATCGACTTGAGTTAGGCCATCTATTTTGCAGTCAGAAAGGATTTCTTTCAATGCTCCGGTTAGATCTGAATACCGAGTTGTTGTTTCAGCGTAATGATCAGCCTTTCGTCCAGCCTCCATATAGCGCTGGGTTGCCCTGTGAATGTGACAGGCCATGAAGAATGGAGCTGTGCCCTCCAAGGGGTTGCTGTGGGCGTGATCACTTCCGTTGTAACGCGCTAGTGTGATTGATTCTCCAGCCAATGTAATGTAGTACAAACCACACGAAAACCCGTTGGGGATACGGGTATTTTGACGAACGTACAACCGAAACGACATACCGTTTTCGCAAATTAAATCATAATTTGTCTGCTCTGATCCGTTCTGCAGCTTCTTGCGTGCCCTTGGATTTATTACGGTTTTTGGAACGGTTAGCAACTGCTCGATTTCAACATCAGTCAATTTCACGGGCGCTCCTTATTTTCCGCAAATACCGGCAAACCCGCCGATCTTCCTTATGACACACGGGCCGTATGGGTACGGCCATTCAAATCCGCTCACTCTGCTTCTGAACAATCTCACCAATCAAAAACACACCCTCACCGCACAGCTTGCGCGGGTAGCGGCGCTGGTCTAAGTTGTCGCTCGATAGCCACCAGTCGCCAGCGTCACGAATCATTCGCTTGATGACTAGCTCACCCTCGTAATTAACGGCAAAAACGTGACCGTCTTTTGGGTCGATGCATTCAGTATTGACCACCACTGTGTCGCCATGGTGCAAGCCCGGCTCCATGCTGCCGTTAGAGACGGACACAGCAAACAATTTATCTGGCGTAAGGCCTCTTTTAGCGTACCAATCGCAGCCAAAGACCATGGGTACACCTTCTCCCTGGTCGTATTCAACAGCAAAGCCGCTAGCGCCTGCGGATAGCTTGAAGCGCACCCGTCGAATGGCTGGATAGTCCGGGTTGTTGATTAGGTTGATTTCTTTGCTTTCAGCTATCACATCAAGACCGGTTTGACCTTTGCCGGACGATAGCCATTGCGGTTCACAGTTTAAAAATAAACAAGCAGAAATTAGGTTGTTTCCCCTCATCGACTTGGTTTCACCGCCTAACCATTGAGAAACAGCCGACTCGGAGACTTTTAATGACCGGCTTAAGTCTGCTGGCGTCTTACCCCTTGCATTAAGGACGTAAGCAAGGCGAAGTGCAAAGGTATTCATTAAGTAAGCTTAACAATTAAATACTTAAGAAAACTTGACTATTGTATTAAGTTCACTTAAGCTAGAGGCATGGACACCAAAACTCTGCTTAAAACAATCGGCGGCCAAGCTGCAATTGCTCGTGAATGCAATGTGACTGACTCGGCAGTTTCGCAATGGGTATCCGATAACAGTGTGCCGGACGCCAGACATCAATACCTGCAACTCGCGCATCCCGGCCCACATTGGGCGCTCTACCTTTCTCAAAGGGAACTCGTAGAGCCCGCAAAGGCAGCGGCATGAGCACCACAGCAATACAAATTTCAGTTGATGCTTCACCAATACAGCATCAAGACGACGAACTTCGCTGCTTACTTGAGCGTATTCCGCACGATGCCCACAAGCGTATTTCTGAGCTCGCTTGCAATCTTCTCGACTTCCGCCTTGTAGCTGAAAAAAGTTCCGCAAGCCACACAGGTCACTTGATCTACGGTTTCCGCAGCCTCGCCCTGGATGAGTTGATTGCTTCCGCAATTGGGGCATTTGATCTCGACCGTAGTGAGTTTGGTCATGGACATGGAGTTCCCTATGCAAATTGAAGTTGTGAGAAATAGATTTTTGCAAGGGGGCAACTTCTGCATTGGATGTTTTGCAGTGTCCGAAAAGGCGGTGGCATGAGGACCGCTGCATCCCAAATATTAGTTGATAGATCGCAATTGATAAGCCAAGCGGAAAAGTTTGCCTCTCTAATCGAGCTCTTTTCCAAGTATTTCTGCGGTCCTTATCTTGAACGCCTTTGCCATCTTGTCGATCTCCAACTGAAGGCTGAAGAAATTGCCGCAACTGATACAACTTATCTGATCTTCCATCTCTGGCGTGTTGCCTTGGAGGAACTGATTGCCCCCGCATTTGGGGCATTTGATTCCGGCCGTACCGATTTTCGTCATGGACATGGAGTCTCCTATGCAAATTGATTTTGCTAAAAACAGATTTTTCCATTGTGTCGAGACCACTCATATAGCGCAACTAACCGCATTTTTTACAGCACAGAAATCTAAACCATGAACAACAGGCCAGTAAATGCCATGCGGCTCATGGTTATTAAAAGGAGTCCTTTGGTTTCGCATGACTCCAGTTTGCCAAAGCTTTGTATTTGTTCCCATCCCCATTTTTTGAAGGTCTGGCTATGAACCGACGTATCGCTGCGCTGCACTTAGCGCGCCGCTTCCCTGACTTTGACTCACTTGCTGCACATATGGGTAAGCGCCCAGACACACTGCGCAAAGAATTGACCGGCGTTGATGGATACAAGTGGGGCGTTGACGATGAGGAGTTGCTGATATCGCTGTGTCTTGCCGCAAAGGTACCAAACCATCTTGCGCCAGTTACTGCTGCAGCAGTAAATGCCGGTGCTTTGTTAATCCCGTTGCCACCAGATCAGGGCGCGAATGGACCAACTTTTAAATGCCTTGCTGATGCTGCGCATGAGTTCGGTCTGTTCATGGCCAGTGCTGCTGAGTCCTTGTCTGACGGCAAAGTTAGCTTGACTGAGCTACGCGAAGTTGAGCGTCAGTTTGGCGAGCTGGTGTCTAAAGGCCAAACGTGCGTGGCCAGCATGTGTGCAATGCATGAGGCTGGTAAGCCTGCTTATCTACGTGGATCAGTCGTAGCGAGAAGTCATGAGTGAATTAAATACCGACAAGCCGCGCAAGCTATCGCACCTGGCACATAACGCGTTGGATATCGTATTGCTCGCACAGCGGCGTGGACGATTGGATCTAACGCTTGCTGAAATCCTGCACGCCTTACGAGCTCAAGCCAAGCCGGGTGCTTTGATCGAAAAGTCCAGTCTGTCGCGAGAACTCACTTACCTTGCACTGGATGGGTTTTTGCTGCGCCGTTCAGACAAGCGCCGGTCGACTTGGGAGGTGTTGCCAGCCGGTATGGCTCAACACGCTTCGCCTTCTTCTTATGCCTATTACGCACCAAGCGCTAGATCTATTGCGGAAATTCCTTCTGGGTCTACCGCACCGGCTTTAACAACCGATTTTTACTGATATCTATGCCGAGTTTTCACAAGGCTAGGCGGCAGATTGATCCCTGTGCCGAAAAGCAGTCTCACCTACTGCCTGCCGCTGTGTCTTTTTTAGGTGGTGAAAGGGTGATCATGAAAATTCAAATTAATTGCACATCGAAGGCGGTTTTTTAATGGCTGGCGATTGGATCAAGATGCGCGGCAATCTTTGGGATGACCCTAGAGTGGCGCGCCTGGTGGACGCAACTGATAGTTCCGAGGCCGTCATTGTGGGCTCTTTGTATTGGCTATGGGCTACTGCTGACCAACACACGGAAGACGGCCTGTTGATTGGTCTGACGTGCAAGAGTATTGATAGGAAGACGGGTGTCCCGGGCTTTGCCGCTGCGCTTTGTAGTATCGAGTGGCTTGAAGAGAGCTCGGACGGCGTACGCATTATTGACTTCGTTAAACACAACGGAACGTCCGCTAAAAAACGCTGCCAAGTTGCAAAGCGTGTTGCTAATCACGCTTCAGAAAATCCACCAGCGACGACAAAAAAAGGCTCTAAAGCTAACGCTCAGACAGCGCCCTACAGCGATGAGACTAACGCACAGCTAACGCAGGATGACTATGAAATGAACGCACAGCTAACGCCCATCTTTAATGACGCTAACGCCGTACTAACGCCAAGTCATCATAAAACTAACGCACACAGCGTTAGTAGTGCGTTAGCTAGAGAAGAGATAGAGAAAGAGATAGAGAAAGAAGAAAAGGGCGGTTTAACAACTCAACCTCAGTACGCGCACGACGAAGCCGTTGTCCGCCCTTCGATTGCCGGTGCAATTTGCGTTGCGATGAAAGCCGAAGGCATGACGGCAACCAACCCTTCGCACCCCAAGCTACTAGTTTTGATCGACAAAGGCGCAGACATCGGACTGTTCGCTGGCGTTGCCCGAGAGTGCGCCGAAAAGCAAAAAAACTTTGCTTACGCACTGGCGATTGTTGAGGGCCGAATGACTGATGCAGCTCAGCTGGCCAGCACTGCGCTGGCGGTACCGCAGCAAGCGTCGGAGACGGCCTACCAGCGATCATGCCGCCTGCGTGTTGCTGAAATTTCACCCGAACTGGCGCGGCCTGCACCAAGTCAAAAACCCAATCAAGACGCTGCCGATTACTTTCGATCGGTCAATTCCGCAACAATTTTGGAGATTGCAAAATGAACCTTCCCGCTGCTTGGACAGATAAGATTTTTACTAAGCTGATATTGGTTTATGGCCGTGACTTTTCATCTCGCTGGGAGGGGATGAATATTGCGGATGTGAAGGCTGACTGGTCGCACGAAATGACGGGGTATGAAAACCGGCCAAAGGCAATTGTATGGGCCTTACAAAACTTGCCGGTCAAGCCGCCGACAGTGCTGGAGTTTCGCAAAATCGCAAACACTTTGCCTGCTGAGCAAGTACCGGAACTGCATTACGTCAAGGCTGGCCAAGATCGGGTCACAAAGGAGTTGGCAAAGCTGGCGCCAGTACGCGATGCGCCCCTGTGCGGCGCGAAAGATTGGGCTCACCGCGCGATTGCGAAGGATGCTGCTGGCGAGCGAGTCATGCCCTACACGCTCATGAGTGCGCGTGCTGCACTCGGAATGGTGGGGTGAGCCAATGTCGGGACTGCCAGCAATCGGTAACGCAGCCGCACTGGGGTGGCTACTACACACGGTGCGTCCATTGCTGCGCTCGTCTAATCGCTTCGGCCCGGCCATTGAAACCTGCGCAGGAAGCGATGCTGTACGCCTTAGCTTTGCGCCCAGAAAACCCTACACGGGCGGCTGTTTTGCAGGCCCTGAAGGAGCGGGATGTGCGCTTAGCGGAGCAGAGCAAGACCTGCTTGACAACATCAAAACACAATCCATGAGCTGGGAGCAATGAGCATGCAGATCAACATCACGACAGACACATCTCAGGTACGGGCAGCACTGCAAAAGGCGGCTGGCCAAGTGCCATTCGCGCTATCTGTGGCGATCAACAAATCCGCTGAGCTTGCTCAAGGTGCAGTGCGTAAGAACATGCAGCAAGTGTTTAACCGGCCAACGCCTTGGGTGTTGAACTCGCTGCGCGTCGTGCGGTCGAGCAAAATTAATCTGTCGGCCAGGCTGGGCTACAAGGATAAGAATTCAGTTGAAAGCGCGCGCTCAATGGTCGAGCCGCATGTGCTCATGAGTAAGCGGCATTACAAGGCAATGGAGGCGCGGCTGCTATCGATGCAGTTGATACCCGCTGGATGGAATGCAGTACCTGGCGCTGCGGCCAAACTCGACAAGTACGGGAACATGAGCGCAGGTCAGATCTCCCAGCTGCTCAACGTGCTCGGCACCTACACCGAGGCGGGCTACAACAAGGCAAACGCTACGACTGTGAAACGGCTGGCCAAGGGTAGCGTTAAAAAGAATACCTACGGCTTTGTTTACTGGGTCAACAAGGTCGGTAGCCTTAAGGCTAGGCACTTGCAGCCCGGCGTTTACCAACGCGTGAAGACGGGGTTTGGCAGCAGCTTAAAGCCTGTCTTGATCTTCGTGAAGCAAGTCAAATACAAGCGGCGTCTTGACTTCTTCGGCATTGCACAGAAAGCATTTGATAAAGAGTTTCCAGCTCAGTTCGACAGCGCTTTTGATGCGTCCGTGCGCACTGCGATGCCAAAGAGTCAAGGCGGTCAACTTTGATAGCGCAGGCCCACCCCCCCGGTCAAGGTACTTCCAGAGGTCTGCCGCCCAAGGGTAATTCGAACCGCGTGAAATCGCTAGCGCACTGGTTTTGTAAATGGTGAACGGTGAACAATTAGGGGTGAATACTCCATCGCAGGCGGCCATTGGTCGGGCCTTGATGCTTTCTCCAGCGACTATTACAAAGAACAAAAAATTAGGCATGCCGGTGTATTCAATCGAGGCTGCCCAAGCGTGGCGTGTAGCGCGGCAAAATGTGGCGGCCAGAAAGCCTGCACCACCCGTCACCTTTCCAACTCCTTCGCCTCCGCGCAGCTATGGCCGCGTCGGCGGTGATCACTTCCAATCCATGATCAAAGAGTACGAAACTGAGGTGGCCGTCTTGGATTCAGAGGAAGACCATGACGCCGCTCGCACGCGTTTGCGAATATCAGAGGCGAACCTATCAGAGATGAAAGAAGCCGAAGAAAAAGGCAGCTTGATCCGTCTCGATGCCGTCAAAGCCGTCCTGTCAGTGGCCATGGCCACTGCGCGTGAGGCGCTGCTGCAGATCCCGTCGCGGATGGCGCCATTACTGGCGGCTGAGTCCGACCCAGGCAGTGTGCAAAACCTTCTGTACGCAGAAATTCATCAGGCGCTTGAGCTGCTATCAGGTGCCTCTGTGCGGCTTGGCCAACAATCGGCAGATCTCGAATGAGCGCCCGCGACTTACCTGACGACATTGCCCGCGCTACTGCGTTAGTCGAGAAACTCATGGCTAAGTTTTTTGCACCGCCGCCGCGCATCGACACCGCCGAATGGGCTGCACAGTTTCGCCACATAGCCAAAGGTCCCGAGCGCGGCCCATGGCGTAATGAGCGCACACCCTATCTGGTTGAGCCCATGCAGTGCGCATCAAGCCATACCGGCTTTGAGCGGGTGGTGCTGTGGTTTGCGACTCAGATGGGAAAAAGTGAAGTGCTTTATAACGCCGTTATGCAGCGGATCCACACCGACCCGCAAGACATGATGATGGTGCAGCCGACGCTGCAAGACGCGCAAGATCACAGCGCCCAGCGGTTCCTCCCCACGATCCTGCAAACTCCAGCCATGCGCGGCAAGGTGGCGGTGCGCAAAAGCCGCGATGAATCCACCAGCTGGCGCAGCCGGTCAATTCAAGGCGGCTTTACGGTGTTCTTTGGCGGCGCAAACAGTGCATCGAGTCTGGCCTCTAAACCGCTTGGCTTTGCCGTGGCCGATGAGGTCGACAAGTGGCCCGCAGACGTCGACAACGAAGGCCCCCCGCTGGGCTTGCTCGAAGAGCGCATGAGTAACTTTTCTCGGCGTAAGTTGATCATTGCGAGCACCTGCAACATCAAAGGCAGCAGCACCATCGAGAGCGAATACCTAGCCAGCGATCAGCGGAAGTACCATGTGCCTTGTCCGCACTGCAGCGAGCTACAGATTCTTGAGTGGGGAAGTAAAACTGCTTGGGGTATCAAGTGGAAAAAGACTGAAGGCGGTGCAGCTAGGCCAGAAACCGCCGTGTATGTCTGCCGGCACTGCGGTGCCGAGATTGAAGAGCATCACAAGAACTCTATGCTCGCTGGCGGCATCTGGATTGCTGACGCACCTGGCAAAGGGCAGGGCAAGCGCGCAGGCTTTTGGATTAACAAGCTCTACTCGCCCTTGGGCTGGAAAAGCTGGTCCAGCTTAGTCGAAGAATGGGAACAAGCGCAGGCCGCTAGGCTGATAGGAAACAGCGCACCGCTTAAAAAGTTTCTCAATTCCAGTCTGGCTGAAACCTGGGAGGAAACCGGCAGCGGCGCTGATCACCAAGCGCTGGCGCGCAGGGCAGAAGCCTATGAGCTAGGCAATATTCCGCGCGGCGGTTTGATGCTGACCATGGGTGTAGATACCCAGCCTGATCGATTGGAAGCGCGAGTCTGGGCTTTTGGTCGCGGCGAGGAAAGCTGGCTAGTGGCTCGCCACATTATTTATGGTGACCCGAACCTAGACGAGAACACACCCGGCAGTCCCTGGACGCGTTTGAGCGAAATCCGCAACACGCCAATACTGCACGTCAGCGGCGCTCAGATGCTGGTTGAGTCGACCTGCGTTGACACCGGCGGCCACAACACACACGCCGTTTACAGCTACTGCCGCAGCCACACCCACGCCGGTGTGCTGGCCATCAAAGGTGCTAGCACCTACGGCAAGACCATTCTGGGGAAACCCAGTCTGATGGATGTCACATGGCGCGGCAAGACCATGGCGCGCAGTCTGAAGTTGTGGCCAATCGGTACCGATACCGCCAAGCACTTGCTTTACGGCCGCATGCGCATCACCCAAGTCGGACCAGGCTACGTGCACGTTCCCAAAGCTCTGGACGGTACCGATGAGTATGAGCAAATGACCGCTGCGCGACTGATGCCCGTCACTGTGCAGGGCAAGTCCAGCATGCGCTGGATAACGCCGCAAGGAAAGCGCGAAGAGGGCGGCGACTGCATGGTCTACGCCTATGCAGCCGCCTGCCATTTGGGTATTCAAACTTACCGTGAGCCGGGCTGGGCCCGGCGCGAGCTGAAGTATTGCCCAAGTGCGCCTGATTTGTTCAGTAACTCAGGATTTAGCACAACAAAGTCAGTTGAAAGTAGCGGGCAAAAAAATAGAAATCAAGAAGAAAAACTCCCTATTTCGTTGCCGGCTAACCGCCCTAATCCAATGCTGCAGCGCTCTGGGCGCCGCGCTAACACCTCTACATCATGGTAAAAAAAATGCAGCAACCTATCTTGCCGATCGAGTGTTTACCTGCCGCATACAGCCCGAGCGCAACAGACATCATCCATGACTTACTTAGCCAAGTATTGGCGATGGCTCCGAGTTTTACCGCAGAGCTTGCAGCACAAGTCGAGCGTGAAGCTCGGGAAAAGTGGGGTGGTGATCGTGTCTATGTACAGCGCAAGGGCGGCACACTCAGCCACCGTAACGCCGCTATCAAACGTGAGTACCAAGCGGGCGAGCGAATTGCTCTGCTTTCGCGCCGCCATGGACTAGGGCCTTCACGGTTATGGGAAATTATCAATTCCTGAACGCTAGGGAGTTCGTCCGGTTTCTTGCCTTGAAAACCGGACAACAGGTAAGTGACTATGCCTTACATGTCCCCACCTATCCCCAGCACCGAACCGGCCAGCCTCAATGCTGGCGATACCGCCAAGTGGCTCAAGTCGTTTGAGAACTATCCCGCTAGCGACGGCTGGCATCTCAATTACATATTGATCAATGGAAAAGGCAAAATTACTTTCGACTCTATTGACCAGGGTGACGATCATCTGATCAATGTCTTGGCCAGCACTACAGCTGGCTGGGCTGCAGGAAATTACGACTGGCGTGCCTCTGTCAAGAAATCTGATTACGTTTTTACAGTTGGTAGCGGTCGTGTTGTAGTTAATGCGGCTTTTAGCGCCGCTACGTTAGACGCACGTAGTCAGGCAAGACGAACGCTTGAGGCGATTGAGTTAACTCTTGAGGGCCGTGCCAGCAGCGCGACTGCTGAATATGAGATTGCTGGTCGCAAGCTCAAGTACATTCCAATTCCTGAACTGCTACAGCTGCGGGACCGTTTACGCCGTGATGTTCGCAGCGAGAACACCGCTGCATCCATCACTGCCGGCCGCAAAAATCCCAACCGAATTTTTGTGAGGTTTGGGGCATGAAGTCCGGTTTTTTCTCCCGTGCTTGGCAGCGCATGACCAGTAACGCACCAAATAAAGCGTTACAAATGCGAAGATTTGATGGTGCTCGAATAGACCGGTTAACTTCTGACTGGTTCGCTACTGAATCCAGCCTCAATGAGGAATTACGTGCAGACCTAAATTCACTACGCAAGCGCGGCCGTCAGCTAGTCACCAACAATGACTATGCGCGCAAGTTTCGCGGCATGGTTGAAAACAACTTGATTGGTCCAGCTGGCGTACGCCTTCAAAGCAAGGTCGAAGATACCCCCGGAAAGCCTGACAGCTTAGCGAGCACTGCTATCGAGGCCGCTTATGAAGAGTGGAGCCAGTCTTGCGACGTGACGGGACAACTTAGTTTGCGCGACCTTTGCGAGAACATCGTTGGCGGCCTGCCAAGTGATGGTGAATTCTTAGTTCGAATGGTACGCGGTGCAGATGCGAAAAACCGTTTTAACTTTGCGCTGCAGGTGATCGATGTAGACCGCATTGACACCACTTACAACGGCAACTATGGCGGTAACACAGTCATCATGGGTGTGGAGGTCGATAACTACCGTCGCCCGCTAGCGCTACACCTTTTTGAAGCGCACCCCAACGATGGTGCTCGCACAGGCCGACGCCGAGTCCGCGTTGCATCAACTGATTTACTGCACAAATTTAAGATTGAGCGTGCTGAACAGATGCGGGGCATACCTTGGATGGCGCCCGGCATGCTTAGCTTGCATCACCTTGGAAAGTTCATGCTCTCAGCGCTCCTAGCCGCCGAGCATGGCGCTAATCATTACGGTTTTTTTCAGCAAAAAGAAGATGAAGGTACGCCTCCAATTGGTGATGTTGATGGTGTCGGCGGAGACGCTATAAATATCGTGGCTAGCCAGCCTGGCGTGTACGACACATTGCCCGCTGGCTATAGCTTTCAAGCACATCAAAGCCAGTATCCCAACGAGGTGTTTGGACCGTTCGCAAAAACCATGCTGCAGCGCATCGCTACCGGTTGGCGCGTTGCATATCACTCGCTAGCCAATGATCTTGAGGGCGTGAGCTTTTCCAGCATTCGCAGCGGAACACTGGAAGAGCGCGATCGATGGATGGCAGACCAGCAGTGGTTTATCGGTGCATTTATGGAACCAGTTTTTCAGGCTTGGCTTCAGATGGCGCTGATGTCTAGCTCTATCACCATGCTCAACGGCTCAGCTTTACCCGCATCAAAGATTATCAAGTTTAGCCAGCACGAGTGGCAGCCGCGGCGCTGGGAATGGGTTGATCCTAAGAACGACATGGAGGCAAAGATTCTTAGCGTACGCGCCGGTCTCATGGCCCCGCAAGATTCAAGTGCCGCCATGGGTTATGACTTCGAGGACACGCTTAAGGCAATTAAATTCGCGCAAGAAATGGCTAAGACTTTGGGTGTGAATTTGAACGCTTACGAAGGTACACCAGGCGCTACGCCGACGCAGCCAACGCCAGAAAAAAATAAATGATCTGTCCGGTTTCTTGCCTTGAAAACCGGATGCTACTTAAACGAAAGTCATACCCATGAGCAGTAACTCCATTCCAGACAATCTTGCTAGATACCTAACTGAAGATGGGAAAAAGCAAGAGCGTAGCTTTGTTGTCGAGCGATCGACTGTGAACGTTGTCGCCCGCACCGTAGAAATGGCGTTCGCTAGCGAGACTCCATACGAGCGTTACTGGGGGATTGAAATTTTGGAATGCACACCCAACGCCATGCGTCAAAGCCGAATGCGCTCTGGTGCTAACTTGCTATGCGACCACAACCCGACTGATGTTGTCGGCGTTATCGAATCTGTAGAAATCGGCGTTGACCGGGTGGCCCGCGCCGTTGTTCGTTTTGGGAAAAGCGAGCGCGCAGAAGAAGTCTTCCAAGATGTGATTGACGGTATCCGTCGCAACGTCTCGGTCGGCTACATGATCCACAAGGCTGTTTTGGTCGAGACAAAGGATGGTGTGGAAACCTACCGCGTTACCGACTGGGAGCCTTACGAAAACTCTCTTGTCAGTATCCCTGCTGATGCCTCCGTTGGTGTTGGTCGCAGTCATGCGCCAGCGTCAGCTGACAACACCTCTTTTGTTCCCAAAACTCCTCTGGAGAAATCTATGCCCGAAACTATTGTTGCACCCGTTATTGAAACTCCCAAGCAGCGAAATCATGCTGCTGAAATCAGCGCTATTGCCGCTGCAATGCCAGGCGGCGCTGAATTAGCGCTCAAGTCAATTCAGGCCGGCCACACCGTTGAGCAGTTTCAAGCTGATGCAATCCGCGCTATGTCTAATAAACCGCTGCCAACCTCAGACATTGGTTTGACAAAAAAAGAAGCTGCGCGATTTTCGATTCTTAAGGTTGCACGTCACTTGGCCAATCCGGACGAAAACAGCTACAAAGCCACAGCCTTTGAGCGTGAATGCTCCGAAGCGGTAGGCAGCAAAATGGGCCGCACAGCCCGCGGTTTTTTCATGCCGTCTGACGTTCAAAAGCGCGACTTAGTTGTAGGTACGCCGACCTCTGGCGGCAACTTGGTTGCTACCGACTTGCTCATGGGCAGCTTCATCGACATGCTGCGCAACGCCATGGTGATCGACAAGCTCGGTGCACGCATGCTGACCGGCCTGGTTGGTAACGTCGCCATCCCGAAGCAAACCAGCGGATCCACGATCTACTGGGTCGCGGAAAACACTGCCCCAACCGAAAGCCAGCAAGCCATCGGTCAGGTGCTGATGTCGCCAAAAACCGCCGGCGGCTTCACAGACATCGGCCGTACGCTGATGAATCAGACCAGCTTGGACGTTGAAAATTTCGTAATGAGTGATCTGGCTATTAACCTTGGTCTGGGTATTCAGCAAGCCGCTTTGAGCGGTACAGGCGCATCTAACCAGCCATCTGGTTTGCTAACACGCATCACCCCATCAGTGTTAGGCGGTACAAATGGTTTGGCTCCAACGTGGCAAAACATCATCGACTTAGAAACTAACGTTGCCGTCGCTAATGCAGACGTTGGCAGCATGGCTTATTTGGTCAATGCGAAGACACGCGGCAAATTTAAAAGCACTCAAAAGTTCAGCGGCACTAACGGCTTGCCGGTATGGGGCGAAGGTCTTCAGCCGCTCAATGGTTACAACGCTGCTGTGACAAATGCACTGCCTAGCAACCTGACTAAAGGCACTAGCAATGGTGTTTGCTCGGCATTGATATTTGGTAACTGGTCAGATTTGGTGATCGGCATGTGGGGTACCACGGACCTTATTCGCGACCCATACACAGCGAGCTCGTCAGGCGGCGTGCGTATTGTCGCGCTGCAAGATGTTGATGTTAATGTGCGCAATATCGAGAGCTTTGCGACCATGGTTGACGCACTTACAAGCTGATAGTTAAGCAGTAAGTAAACAGTTCATCACCATGGCCTTCACCGAAGATTTCACCGCGTTTTTTAGCACCGCCGAGTTTGCAACTGATGCAACGCTTGACGGTGCGGCTGTGCGCGGCATCTTCGATGCTGACTATGAACTGGGGAGTGGCGGTGTTGCAGGTTTTGCCTCGACTCAACCGGTTTTTACGTTGCCGTCGGCTAGCTTAATGGGTGATCCAGTTGGCCTATCCCTGCAGTACCTTGCTGTTACCTACACCGTCTCTAGCCACGAGCCAGACGGCACAGGCATCAGCTTACTGATGTTGGAGAAAGTTTGACATGAGCACCGCATTTAGAAGCATTACCGATGCCTTGGTAGCTGCCTGTATGCAGACGCCTGCGCTTGCTGATGGAAGAGTCTGGGCTAATCGGCTCCGGCCTTTGTCGGCGTCGCAAGCCAATGCAGTTGTGGTGCGTTTAGCGCAAACCCAGTCAAGCGAAAACGTGCTGGGCATGCTTGACTGGCAGACCCAATTTGCAGTCGAGTGCTATGGGCGCGGAACCGTGGGCATTGATCCAACGGATGCAGTCGATGACTTACTGCGTAGCGTGTGGTCGCGCCTAACGGGCATCAATGCTGCCGAGCTGGGCGCCATGTCTTTGGCGTTGAACTCCGCCATCGAGTGGCAATTCGATGAAGCCGAAACACCTGTGGCTTGCGCCATCGTTTATTTGCAAGTCAGGCACCGCACGCCGGTGGCTACCTTGCTGGCCTGAACTTTCACCTTTGAACTTTCACATTCTTACTGCCCAAGCCCCTATGACGACAAACCCAAAATCATCCGCTTCATCTGCTGCAGCTTCGCCCGTAGCAGAACCTGTATCAGTACCCGAACTGCACCCTAGCACAGGCGGGCGCTACTTGCGCAATGTGGACGGCTCGCTGAGCCAAGTTGATCAATCCCCAGAAACCCCCCAAGACTTCCCAGTTTTGACCCAGGAGTAAATCCATGCCCAATCGTTATGTACGCAATACGGCCATTTTGGCCAAGATAGAAACCACTTACGGCACCGATGCTGCACCATTAGCTGCAACCGATGCGTTGCTGATTAGCAATGCCAGCATCGACATCAATCCTACTAACCAGGCGCGCGATATTCTTCGACCTTTCATGGGTGCGTCCGAGCAGCTAGTCGGTACCCGGTCAGTGCAGATTGCATTTGAAGTTGAGGTTTCTGGTTCTGGTACCGCCGGGACAGCTCCGGCTTGGGGAAAACTTCTGCTTGCAAGCGGTATGTCTGAAGTCGTTACCGCCACCACTCGTGTTGACTACACACCCGTCTCAAATACCTTTGGTAGCCTGACGATTTATTACCACATGGACGGCGTGCAGTACAAAGCCCTTGGCTGCCGTGGAACGTTCGAGTTGATGATGGGAATTGGCGACATTCCTAAGTTCATGTTTACCTTCACCGGCCTTGATGGCGGCGTTGCGGCAATAGGCAATCCGAATGCTGTGCTCACAGCATGGAAAGCACCTTTGGTCATCACAGACCCCAACACTGGCGACGTCAAGATGGGCGGCACCTATTCTGCCGGCGCCATCACCGGCGGCACCAGCTTTCCGAGTCGCGGTCTAAGTCTGAATATTGCTAACAACGTTGTTTATCAACCAATGCTTGGTGGTGAAAGTGTGCTGGTTACTAACCGTGAATCAACCGGTAGCTTGACGCTTGATTTGTTAGCAGCGCAAGAGGTGACTATGCGCACCGAAATCAACGCCAATACGCTGACCAGCATGAGCCTGGAGCACGGCACTATCGCCGGAGGCAAGATCATTATTTTTGCGCCTGCTGTGCAGCGTCTGAACCCCAAAAATACCGAGCAAGACGGCATGGCCATGTTGGGAATGGATCTGCGCTTAACGCCGACCACCACCGGAAACGACGAGCTGCGCATCGTCAGCATGTAAAAAATTCCTGTGCATTTCTAGCGTGCGCAGGAGGCAATCAAATTTATAAATAAGAAAGAAATTTAGCCATGTTTGTTGTCACATCTAAACCCACCTTTGTCGCCCCAGTAGCGGCAAATATTCCTGCCGATGGCGGAAAGTTCACAAAGGTGAAGTTCAGCGTAGTTTTTAAAGCGCTGGAAAAAGAAGAAATCGACGAGCTGCTAAAACGCATCCGCCAAAGCGCAAAAGCGGTACGTGAAGACCCTGAAGCCGGCCAGCTCAAAGACCGTGAAGTGCTTGATGAAGTGCTAGTCGGCTTCGGTACAGATTTGGTCGAGGAAGACCGCACGCCGATGGAATTTTCTGCCGCCAATGTTGACCGCCTGTGCAGCATTTATCCGCTTGAGTCGGCGATGGTTAAGAGCTTTTTTGATAACTACGTAAACGGCCCCGCAAAAAACTAATTGCCATCGCCCGCCATGCTCTGCGCACATCAAGAGGTGACGCGGTGGCCGATGAGGAGACCGATGATGCGCTGCGCTGCTTTGGCCTTCAAAAAGATGAAGCAAAAGAGCCCGTTAAGGGCAAAGCACTTGATGTTTGTCATGTTTGTGACGTTTGGCCGAGGCATGTGAAAGCGCTCAATTTGTTTCTTGCCTGTATGGGCCAATTGCAACTTAGCTTGGGCGGCATGGGTGGCGCGAACTGGCGAGCAGTGCAGGCCATAAACCTAGCGCAGGAAGCAGTTTGGCAGGGTTTGCAAGGAAAGGCCCAGGTGCCGGTGGTGCAGCAGTACCGAGTCATTGAGCAAGAAGCGCTGCGTATTTTGAACGAGCGCGAATTACAGGCTTTGCGTAAGAGTTAACGACAAAAGGAAAAACCAAGACCCATGGCCGCTGAACTCGAAATCAAAATCACCGCCGATGGTAAAGCCGTTGTGGTGGCAGCAAAGCAAGCTGAAAACGCATTGCAAGGCATTGACTCGCAAGCGGGCAAAACCGGCACCGCGCTGCAGGGCACGTCTAAGTCTAGCGAGGGCCTAAATGCTGCCATGCGCAAGATTGACAAGTCGGCATCAGACTCTGGCTCTGGTTTGAACCTTTTAGGCAAAGGAGCCGGCTTAGCCGCAACAGCTATTGCTGCAGCCGGTACCGCTATGGCGGCCGGCTTTGTGGGCAAGCTGATTTCTGTGCAGCGTGAGTTCGATGCGCTCAATTCCAGCTTGATCACTGTCAGCGGCAGCTCAGCAGCTGCAGCCAGGGAAATGTCCTGGTTAAAAGATTTTGCAAAAGAAACACCGTTTGGCCTGGCGCAGGCGACGCAGGGTTTTGTAAAAATGAAGGCGCTTGGGTTAGAACCCACCAAGGCATCACTGACCAGCTTTGGCAACACCGCATCAGCCATGGGGAAAGACTTGAACCAAATGGTTGAAGCTGTGGCTGATGCTGCTACCGGAGAGTTTGAGCGGCTCAAAGAGTTTGGCATCAAGGCCAAGCAAGAGGGCGATAAGGTCTCGCTGACTTTTCAAGGTGTTACTCAAACCATTGGCAATAACGCCGCCGAGATTACCCAATACTTAACTGCGATAGGCAACAATGAGTTCGCCGGCGCCATGGCCGAGCGCACGAAGACTTTAGACGGCGCTATCAGCGGGCTCTCAGACAGCTGGAGTGAGCTGTTTCGCACTATCAGTGCATCGGGCGTCTCACAAGCCATGACCAATGGAATTAAAGGAGTAGATGGCTACCTAGTAGCTTTAACCGAGCGCATGGAGGCAGCCAAGAAATCGGGCGCAGGTATGGTGGGCGAGCTCAACTCTGGCTTGGGCTACATCATTGCTCGCGCGCCATTTGATGTGCTTTCAGGCTCTGCCAATGGGTTAAATGGAACGCTTAATTTATTGACAGGCGGCGTAACAAAGCTCAACACAAGCGTAGATTTGCTGCCCGACTCGTTCAAAACCAGCGAAGTGCAAGCCGTTGCCATGGCAGCCAAGCTCAAAGAAGCCGAAGCAGATTTCGTCCGGCTTAGCGCTAAATTTGCCCAGCACAGCGAGAACATTTATATCAAAAGCGAGCTTTACGCGCTGGGTCAATATATTGAAAAGTTAAAAGAAGCGCAGAGGCAACAAGCCGCTTTAGTTGTCTACACAGATCCGCGTGAATCCCAGCCATCCATGACGCGTGGTGCGTCCTATGCGCGGTGGAACGAGGAAGAGGCCAAGTCATTGGCTGCATTGAGTGCCGAGCGCATGAAAGCCTCGGGCGTTAATAAAGATTTCATCGCCAGCGTAAAAGTGCATCAGGACGCGTTGCGGTTGGGCACTGAAACGGAAGTGGAAGCTACGACGGCTATTTCTGCTTTGATCAAAAAGCGTAATGAAGGCTCAGAAGCGGGAAAGCAAGCAGCCAAGGCCGAAGACGCTGCTACAGCTGCTGTTAAAGCCGCCATTAGCCAGTATGAAAGTTTAATGCTGCGCCTCGATGAGCGACTAGCGCTGTCTAGGCAAGAGCTCGATGCTGGCCGGCAACTGACAGAAGCCGAAAAAGAACAATCAAAAATCACGACGCAACTCGATAGCGATAAAAACAAACTCAATGCCACTCAGCGCAGCGCGACTGAGGCCAAGCTGGCCGAAGTCAAAGTCGAGGAATTATTAATCCAACAGCAACGCACAAATTTAGCGTCAAAGCAAGAATTAGCGACAGAAGAATACAAGCGGATTGCAGCAATTGAAGGCTCGCTTGCAGGCATGACTGAGCAAAATAAAACGATGTCTGAAGAGATCGCTTTGCTTGGACTTAGCGAGTCGGCGCAGCTCTACGCAGCCAATGCGAGGCAGTCATCCGTTATTGCAATTAAAGAAGAGCACCTGGCTCGAATGCAAAACACTGAGTTCATGGGCCGTGAGCAGATCGCTCTTGAAGAAGAAATCCGACTGCTTAAAGAGCGCCAAAGCCTGACGTACTTAAAAGGTCAAAAGAGCATTGCTATTGAGCAAGCCAAAGAAGCAAAAGCTGAATGGACCAAGTTCAATGATTCTATTTATCAAGGTTTAACAGATTCGCTTTATAGAGGATTTGAAGCGGGAAAAGGTTTTTTTCAAAGCTTTTGGGACACCATTAAAAACCTATTTAAGACCACTGTATTGAAGTTGTCTGTGCAGGGTGTTTTAACTGCAACCGGGTTAAGTGGATTGTCTAGCGCGGCCAATGCGGCAAATTCTGGTGGGTCAGGCTTTATGGACCTGCTCAGCACAGCTAATTCTGCGTCTGGATTCAACAGCGGGTATTTAACCAACATCGGCGCAAGCTCTGTCGGCAGCCTATCGAGCGCCGGCGCTCAGCTTTATAGCAAGGGTTTTGAGACGCTCGGAAACTCAATGATGAGCACTGCTAATTCGCTGGCTCAATACTCTGACGTTATTACCCAGGCCGGCGACGTACTGGGCTATGCTGGCGCCCTTTATAGTGTTTCTCAAGGCAACTATGGTGCTGCGGCTGGCGCTGTTATCGGCACTTACTTTGGCGGCCCAATTGGTGCAGCCATCGGTAGTAAAATTGGTGAAGCTATTTTTGGCTCTAGAGGTAACCCGACAAGTAGCACTGGCGACGCGCAAATTAGGTTTGATGCAGCAGGTAAAGAAACCAGCCGATTAGACTTGAGTACGGTCACTCAGTTCAGAGCCATTGCTAGTCAAGCGACTGACACCCTGGTGGTCGGGCTACAAAAAACATATTCTGATATTGCAAAAACTCTCGGTGTTGCTACGCAAGCCTCGGCCTTTGCTTTCTCGGGTAATACTGGCAGGGGCGGCACATCGCCGAACTTCAATCTAACCGGCGGTGTTGGCAATTCTGTTTTCAACAGCGGTGAAACAGCAGTCTCTGACGCTGCTATGCAGCTGGCAGCATCACGTGCAGTATTCGCATCTCTGCAAGGCTCTGATCTGCCGCGCTATTTGCAAGGTGCGTTCGACGGATTAAGCCCTGCTAGCTTGTCGCAAGCGCAGCTCGACGGGACGATTGCATCAGCACAGGCGCTGAAAGTCTTCAATGACGCGCTGCAAGCTATGCCATTTGAAAGTCTTAAAGACTTGTCGTATTCGGCCACTGCTGGACTGATCGCAGCGGCTGGCGGTCTTGATGCGCTAAGCGGAAAACTCGTAAGTTACTACGACAACTTTTATACAGCTGAAGAAAAACGCGCACAGACTGTCAAAAATATTACCTCGTCATTGAATGACGCAGGTTTTACCACAAGCGTCGAAGCTATCGCGACCATGACGCGCGAGCAGTTCAGGGCATTGGCTGAGTCACTCGACGTGACCACCGACGCGGGCCAAAAGAGTTATGCCGCACTAATCGGCGTAGCAGGTGTTTTTGCTGAAATCACCCAAGTCGGTAGCGTTGCAGCTAAGTCTGTTGTGACTATTGCAGATGCCTATATACGCTTGACGACCATTCTCAAAACAAATGAGCAGATTGCGCAAGAGCGCATCGGTCTTGAAGGTCAGCTAAATGCGCTTACTGACACCGCAGCACAATCTCTGAGCCGCCAACGCGATGCCCTTGACGGCAGTAATCAAGCGCTGTTTGACCAGGTACAGGCTTACAGTGCATTGAATACAGCAGTTGATAACGCATTGGCCACTGTCAGCCGTTCAATCGCCGCCGAAAAAGAGCGTGTTGGAATTATTCGCGACTCAGCGCAATCGTCTGTCACCAGTATCACGGGCGTTTTTACCTTGCTTCGTGACCAGATCGAGCAGCTATACGGCTCTGTCAGCAGCACTGGCGCTGCACGTGCGCTGCAAGGCAACTCGTTTATAAATCAAGCGCTCATGGAGGCTTTAAGCACTGGACGACTGCCAGATCAGCAAGAGCTCAGTAAAGCTATAGCAGCTGCACGCGGCGGCCTCGATGCCACCGAATTTGCAACGCAATTTGAAGCTGATAAAGCCGCGTTAGTCATGGCCGGCAAGCTCTCGCGACTCAGCGATATTGCAGGACCTCAACTGACTGCAGCTGAGCGCGCATTGCAAGTCGCACAAGATCAGCTCACTGCGCTTGATGCGCAAATGACGCTGGCTCAAAAGCAAGTCGATGCGTTAAACGGAATTAACACTAGCGTCTTGAGCGTAGTCGATGCGATGAATGGGCTGGCCAGTGCGATAGGGGCACAAGCAGCGGCAAAGGCGGCAGTAACGCAAGCATCCGGGTCTTTAGGTGCTGCTGGCGGTGGAGAAGGCTGGGCAAATGACAGCGCTTACAACCATCCGTCGAACGTAAGCGTCAACTCAACTGACTCAGCGTTGCTGCAGGCTGCGAAACTTGTTTACCAGTCAACACAGGGCGGCGTATCAACCGCGCAGTTCAATGCGGCAACTGCCGCAGTTGGTGGCGACATTTATGCAGCGACGGGCTGGAACGGTGACCCAGAATCGTTTCGATCGATGTACGGTTTTGCTGTTGGTACGAATTACGTGCCGCAAGACATGGTCGCTCAAATTCACGAAGGGGAAATGATTGTTCCAAAAGCCTACAACCCGTCAGCGGGCGGCAAGCTGGGAAGCAATGATCGACTCGAAAAGTTAGTTGAAGGCTTGACGGCTGAGGTCCAGCGATTGCAATCAATCGGTGCGACTGGTAATCAAAACACGCGCCGCACGGCTGATGCAGTTAACGGCAATGGCGAAGCTCCTGTCTTGATGGTGGCAGCATGAATATTCTTAGCCCTTTAAAAATCACTGCAGCAATGATCGCTTCAGGCACTAGCATTGCCGAGCCCGCAGTTGGTGAAACGGCATGGGTGTCAGCCGGAACTTACGTGCTTGGAGATCAAAGAATTAGGGCAACTACGCATCGAATCTATGAGTGCGTACAAGCGCATAGTTCGCGAACTGCGTTGCCAGAAGTTGATGGTTCGTACTGGTTAAACAAAAGTCCAACGCAGCGTTTTGCACCGTTTGACATTTACACCAGTACGGCAGCAATCGGCATCACAAGCATCAGCTACGTGCTAACGCTAGGCTACTTTAATGCCATGGCGCTCTACGGATTGACCGGTACAAACGTAGAAATAACGATCAAAGATGAGCCGGGTGGTAATACGATTTATAGCTATGTCCAGGGGTTAAGTGAAGACCCACCTGGCTGGTACGAATTCTTATTCTCACCACTAAAACTCATTACAAAAAAGATTCTGAAAGAGCTGCCAATTCGGCCCAATGCCGAGCTCATAGTCACGGTAACGGCTGGAGCGGGCAACGCCGTTGGCATTGGCATGATTAACGTTGGCGACTACCGGTCTCTGGTCAGTGACGGAAGCTGGGGCGGTACCGAATACGGCGCCAGCGCTGAGCCAGTGAGTTATAGCTACACAAAAGTCGATGCAGACGGCACGACAAAAATCATCAGACGAACAAGTGCTACCGGTATGCGCGCAACAGTCATGTTGCCGCGTGAGCAAGCCGACGCTGCTTTGTCGCTCATTCAGGACGTGCTTGATCTGCCCGTGAGTTGGGTCGCAACAGACGCATCAGGTTACGCTGGTCTAAATGTTTTTGGCTTAGGTTCTGCATCTGTCGGATATGACGGGCCAGGTCACGCAACGCTGAACATCAATGTCAAAGGCTTGATATGAACAACATAAAAAACACTTGAAGGGAATCAAATAAATGGCTGTAGTCACACCACCAACAATCAGTACGCTACCCGCTGCGCCAGACCCAAATGATAGGGCGACATTTAATGCTCGCGCCTACCCTTGGGCTGTTGCGCAGGCGGTCCTTGCGACCGAGGTCAATGCAGTAGCCAGCAATGTAGCGGCAAATGCAACTGACGCTAAGGGCAATGCAGATATTGCAACATCGCAGGCGGGACTTGCAACTACTAACGGCGCAGAGCAAGTTGCGCTCGCGGCGGATCAGGTCGCCTTGGCTGACGAGGGCGCTCAAACGGCATCAATAAAAGCTGGTATAGCGACAACAAAAGCGACTGAAGCATTAACCAGTGCCGCTGATGCGGAAACCAGCAGAGTTGATGCTAGCAAGCTAAACCTCGGTAATAAATCAGCAGTACCAACGCTCGACAACCAAGGCTCAGCCCTGCTTGCTGGCGCTACTTACTACGACACGGTTTTAAATAAGTGGCGCGTGTGGACGGGCAGCGCCTGGGGTGACGGCATCAGCGCCGTGGCGGGCGTGTCTAGTGTCAACGGCCAGTCGGGCGCGGTGACAGGAATCGCTAAAACTTCAGCCAACACCTTCACCGGCCTACAAACCAACGCCGCAGGTGCAGATATGGCTTCAGCGGCCACTATTGACCTCACCCTTGCCACCGGCAACACCGCCGTCATTACTGGCACAGTCGCCACGTCAGCGCTAACGATGGCGGCTGGTCAGCAAATGCTTTTGCTACCTTCGGGCGCATGGCCGATGACCTTCAACGCCACGACCATGAATATCAATGGTGGTGTAGATCAAGTTTGCGCTGCTGGGGATAGGGTGACTGCGGTTAGAGACAGGTTTGGGGTTGTTAGGGTGGAGTTGGTTAGACAGAGTGGTGCGGCAGTGGTGGTTGCTAGCGCTGTTGATAATATTAGTTTCCCTACCAACATAAGCGGCAACACTGTGTATGTTGGTACGGCTTATATCTTTTTAATCACTAATTTTGACTCTGAAAAGACCTATATCATCAGCACTGGAAATGGGACAGTCACTCGGCTGTTAGATGTTTTATCTTACACACCAGGGGTTCCGGGTACTGGCTCTTTCGTTATAAATGGAAGAACAGTTGGACCCTACACCGTACCTCCTGTTGCGGCAGGGCAGCAGGAGTTCACAACCCCCGGAACTTTTACATGGGTGGTTCCTACTGGAGTGACCTCTGTATCCGTTGTGACTGTTGGGGCGGGAAATAATTTTGTCTCTCACAGCACAACCATAACAGGAGGCGGAGGTGCGCTTGGGTACAAAAACTCAGTTTCGGTCACGCCCGGCGCGAGTATTGAAATAGTTGTTGGGTCTCCCTCTAACCCCGGCGGTACGTCTCGTTTTGGAACTGAGGTCGGCGCGGAAGGTGGTAAAGGCGGCAACGCCACCCAAGATGCCTCTGGATTTGCGTACTCAAATCCGCTGTACGGCAGCTCTGGCGGAAGAGGTGTGTCAAAGGCTCTTTCGTGGTTTGGCGGCGGCGGCGGCGCTGGTGGGTATAGTGGCGACGGAGGGTATCGCACCGCCACAGCCTCTACTGCTGACGGTGCCGGAGGTGGTGGTGGCGCTGGCGGGGCTTATAGCGGCACAACCGGCGTTGCAGGGTGCGGAGGGGGGGGTCGGCATATTAGGCCAAGGCATAAGTTGGGTGGGCGGGGATAACTCTACACGTACAGGCGGCACTGGTGGCAGCAGTGGTGGAAATGGTGCCGATGGAACAACTGTTGCAGGCGGTAACTTTAACAGTGGAAACGGCGGTCTGTATGGAGGTGCGGTCGGTCCCAGATGGCATGACATAACAGGTAATGTAGGTACTGGTGGTGGCGGGGCTGTTAGGATTATTTGGAGCGGCACAACTGGTACTGTCAGAGCATTCCCATCAACAAATACGGGGAATCTATGATGATACTTTTTATTAAAATTAGTGGCGGCAACCCGATAGGACACCCAATTGACCCAATTAGTCTTGGCGCACTTGGAATCGTAGCTACTGAACAAATAATCCCATTGGGGTATGCTAGATTTACCAGAGTTCCAAAGCCGCCTGAAACTATAGACAGCGACTTTTTATCCCTGCCTTATGTGTGGCAGGGTGACAATGTTACTGACAAGTGGGAAATGTTCTCAAGAGGGATACCAACCCCAGAGGTGCAACTACAAAATCAAAAAGCAGCTCAATGGCTCGCCATCAAAGCCAAGCGCGACAGCCTGAGCGACAACGGCGGCTACAAGGTGGTCGTCGATGATGTGGACAAGTGGTTTCACAGCGATGCGAAAAGCAAGACACAGCAGCTTGGTCTGGTCATGGCCGGTGCTGGCATACCGTCCGTGCCGTGGAAGACGATGGACGGTAGCTTTGTGACCATGAGCCAAGCACTCGCAGGGCAGGTTTTTCAGGCTGCGATGGGTCAAGACCAAGCCCTGTTTTCAGCAGCTGAACAGCACAACACAGCAATGCTGGCAGCGGCTGACCCTGCGGCCTATGATTTTTCCACCGGCTGGCCTGCGACTTTCGGCGGTTTAGCACCATGAAAACCTACTGGGATGCCTGGCTGCAATACCCGCAGCAAGTATTCATAGCTGTTGATCAAGTCGCCAACGCTTTGATTCCGCCTGTTTTTGGCACGCTGAGCTACGCCGACGAAACCCTGTCAGCCCGCTGCTACCGTGCGCACCGGGACGGCAAGTGGTTTGGCCTGTTGTTCATGAGTCCGATCAATTTGCTGTTTTTCTGGCAGGGGCCGGACCACTGCAAAAACGCCTGGCGCAAAGAGTTTGAGCGGCGCAGCTTGCCGCCAGAGTACCGCGCATGACGCCCGAAAAGCAGCCAGACCTTCCCGGCGCTCGGATCGTGTTTGATCTAAAGCTGCCACTTTGGGGACTGATTACTGCCCTGGCCATAGGAGCGGCTCTGGGTGTCACTGATGCTGAACTGAATGATCTGTGGACTCTAGGGGCTTCATTGTGATCGCCGCATCTGACGACAGTACCGAATACTCTGGACGACAAAGGATTAGCGTGGACATGAAAATTCCTTTGTGGGGCGTTATAAGTGTGGCCGGTGCTGGGATCATGTGCCTGATCACGATCTGGTTTAACTTGCAGGCTTTGACTATGGCTGTGCAAGATTTGCAGATCACAGTTAAAAGTGGCAATGGATCTGTTCAAGCGCTCGTATCTGAAACTGCGCTGCTAAAGTTTCGTCTTGGTGCGGTAGAAGCGGATGTTGATCGGCTTAATGATCTCGCGCGAGACAAGAAACCAAGGGCCGCAAAATGAAGCCAATTCCAAATTGGAAAAAGTCTTGGCGCATGGTCAGTATGCGATGTATGACGCTGGCCGGCGCAGTGCAGGGCGCTTGGCTAATTATTCCTGACGACATGAAAGTCAGCATCCCGCCGAACGTTGTGCAATGGCTCACGATTGCACTGCTCGCATTAGGCGTTGCTGGTCGGCTAGTCAAACAAGAGAAGGTGAGTATATGAAAGCAGAACTAATTAAACAACTTCGACGCGATGAGAAAGAAGTGTTGACGGCATATCAAGATCATCTCGGATTTGCCACGATTGGCGTTGGCCGGCTAATTGATAAACGCAAGGGTGGCGGCATAACGCAAGAAGAATCTGCCTACCTGCTGAACAATGACATCAATGCGCGCGAGGCCGATTTACTGCGGCGCGCACCTTGGATGGCTTTGCTCGATCCGGTGCGCTTCGGCGTAATGATGAACATGTCTTTTCAGATGGGCGTTGATGGCCTGCTTGAGTTCAAAAACACGCTAGCTTTGGTAAAAGATGGCGACTACGACACTGCTGCGGAAGCAATGCTGCAGTCGCTATGGGCGCGACAAACGCCAGAACGTGCTAAGCGTCTGAGCAACCAGATGAAGTCCGGAATTTGGCAATGAGTTGGTTGTCACCTTGGCGCTGGCTGCTTGGTGCTGCAACCGCTGCGGCGCTTATGGTTGGCTTGTTACAACTGGACAAGTCTCGCCAGGCTATCGGCTATGACCGGGCTGTTGTTGAGTACACCACCATGGCGCTCAAGGCTGGCCAAGCTGCCCGTGCACGCGAGCAAGCCCTTCAAGCAAAAGTAACGAAAGCACAAGATGACGCGAAAGCCCGCGAGACAAAGTTGGCGGCTGATGCTGCTGGCGCCCGCGCTGCTACTAGGGGGCTGCGCGACGACCTTGCCGCCATCCGTAGCACTCTGCCCGGACTTGCCGACGATGCCGTTCGTCGATACGCAGACGCCTCAAGCATCGTATTCGCTGAGTGCGCAGACAGATATTCAGAGTTGGCGACTAAGGCTGACGCAATCGCTTCAGAGCGACGGGCCTTGATTGAGGCTTGGCCGAGGTAATGTGTGTGTAAATTATTCTGGTTAACTTTGACAGAATGTTAGGAATGTTTGCATACTCTCACATCTCGCCCACCCGTCCGGTTAATTTCAAAGTTGCACTTCAGACTTGAATCCGCGTCAGAAGTATCAGGGCGATGTCGATTTCTACGCCATTACAGATAAATGGCGCGTAGGACATCGCTATTTAAATTGAATCTGTACTTTTTTGATAATTGGTAAAGAACTTAATTCGTCAATTCAAAAAAAGTTAAAAAAAAGCGCGAACCCAGAAAGGTTCGCGCTGAGCTGATTACGCAGCCATCAATCTACATTCTTCATCATTAGCCGACGCCAAGTCCGCCGGTATGTCAAAAATTGTTACTTTAGCGGCGCCTAAACCAGCACCGATTCGTTGGGTGCTTTCTCCACCACCAGGTAGTCGGCGGAGAACCACCGACCACCCACCTGTAGACCACTTGGTGCCCGCAAACACCTTCCGCAGTTCCTGATGCTCTGGACTATTAACAACGAAAAGTTGCCATTTCCCATTTTGCTTCACTACACGCAATCCTAATTGGGACAGGCGTGCAATGATTTCAGGATTGCATGTGGGGTCCTCGCAAACTAATGCTACCGCTTGCGCGATTGACAGGCTACGAGTTACCAGATAGTTGCCCTGCACTACTTTAAAGGGCATCACCTTGGACATCAACGAGTCCAAGCATCGTTTCTCATCGGTTTCCGAATGGAGCTCGATACGCGCTTTGATGTCTAGCATCTCAACCAGCACATTGGCATCATCTTCCGTTGCCGGTTGATTGCTCACAAATGTCCAATAAGACGCTAGCAGCGTGCCAACAGTGTCAGCCATTCGGCCGTCACCACCTGCGGCGAGGATGCACTTGCGCACAACCTTTTCCGATGCTTGGTAAACACTCCAGCGTGCGATAAAGCGACGTGCAAGTTTTGGTCCTATTTCTCGTGCTTCAGACTCAGACATCATTACTGCATTCTCTTTACGAGACATTGCATCCAAAATAGTCCAACGACTAATGTCCGCTGGTTCCATTTTTGGAGGGTTCACACAGGCGGCAATAAACGGCGTGTAAAAGCGGTAGCTCTTTGCCGCACCACCTGGTGTACCCCGAATAATTCCTTCATCAGATTCTTGCAGGCTGTAAGACATGCGCGCAATCAAGTAAGTATCTAGCGAGTAGCCCGATGATGAGCCACCCTCGAACTCGTCGACTGCTGCCGCACGTGTAGTACCACTTAGCGATTGATAGTAGCCCGCCATCCTTTGGGGGCCGGTACAGCCAAATGCTAGTGGCCCTAACAAAAACTTTACCGTATCCAGTGCAGTTGTTTTGCCACAGCCTGCAGGGCCCACCAACATCACATGCGGCCTGCGCGGCAAAGCTGCTGATATGCAAGCCATTCCAAACCAGCCAAGAATTAACTCAGCTGCCAAGGGTTGGCGCCAGTTGACGCCGCCCAATGCTTTGAAGACTTTATTTACATCATCATCATTCGCTTCAGGGGTGCTTAAGTCGAACCCGACATCGCCGTTGGCCGGATAAACCCGACCGTCGTGGACGCCGTGCTCAAGCACTTCGCCCTCTGAGCTCCACAGTTTCTGGCCGTTGACTAGAAGCTGCCCGTCTTTGCCAAGCCATACACCTGTTCCACGTTCGTGAGATTCAATGTATGGCCCGCACGCTTGACAGTCACGAAAGATTTTCGAGGCCATTGCACGATGGTCGAAAAAGTGTTCCTCTCTTTTTGGGTTGAAGCTGCTGTAATTTTCGTCGCACCAAAGCGCACCAAAATGTGCTATCAATCCCATCTCATTCATTTCTGAATGTGAAAGCTTGACAACGCTGCTGTTTAGTCCGCTCAGCACAACGCATTTAGCACCTGACATACCAAGCGCTTTATATCCCCCACGGGTTTTTTCAACGCTATTGTTCAGGGGGGTACCGTCGTTTTTAATAGTATTTGTCATATCTGTCCTTTTGTTTTGGCCAAACGCATTGCGCCTAAGCCGGTCTGTGAGGTAGATGCCTTCTTACGAAGGACACCTATCCTGGGTCGGCCGTCCGAAGACGGCACGAACACGAACCTGGAGCAGTTGTGCATAGGCAGTCTTTTGCAACTGCCATGCGGTACCCACACTTCTTACTGGAGTGTTTTTTGACTTTTTAAAGAACGTAGTTGGCTCAATTTCTTGAGCCAACTTAGATTATGTGACATGAACTACTGGAATTGATGATAAATAATTAATTTTATATAAATTGATTTATAGGTTTAAATTGATTTAAATGCAGTGGGCTAGCGCCGTAAGAAGGACTGACAGGGTGATTCACCCTTAGTCGACTATCACTGACGAAATTTAAAATAGGGAGGTTCTACGACCAACAGGCGTTACAACTTTTCTCTGCGGGTCAGTTATTCTTTTTTTTCGTCAACTAAATCTTGTTACTCCAAAACGAGGCAATTTATCGCTAAATGCTTTTCCATACGAGCTTTGACTTGTTACACTGATTGATACACAGCCTTGTGTAACAACCTCTCGGAACCCGCATGTTTGCTGGGTATGGTGTGTGGCCAATGGCTCCCCATCAGCCACCCCATATAAAACATTTAAACCCCGCTATCTTTTTGGTAGCGGGGTTTTTTATTTTGTGTGAATTATTTCTTGAATTGCTGGTATTTATTTTTAGGCAACTTGCCTAA